CCAGCCTATCGTCCGACTTCAGGTCAAGGGCGGTGGCTGTGCCGGCTTTCAATATGAATGGAAAATGTCTGACTCTAAAGAGTTAGATGATGAAATTATAAAACTATCAAATGGCGAGTTTGCAATAGATTCGCAAAGTTTATTATTTGTTATCGGAACAAAGATAGATTATGTACAAGAAGTATTTGGTAGTTATCTACAAATAACAAATCCTAACAGCACATCTAGTTGTGGTTGCGGTGAAAGTTTCGCTGTCTAGTTATTAGCAATAATAATGTCTGCACCAGCAGGCATATCCCATATTTGTTTTTGCTCAACACCTTTACGTTGTGCAAATCGCTTGGCATCACAATCGCTACAAACGTGAAAGTAGTTGTTGTTTAGCCGGGCTCTGCTTATCTTTTTTAGATCCCTGGTAAATACATTGTCACAGTTATCGCATTTGAGTTTAACAATAGTTTTAGTACGTTTATATACGTGTTCTTTACCTAGTTTGCTCTTACGCTTGTGTGTAGTATCTTTTTGTTCTGTACCTAAAAACATAGTTATATTTACTATTTTACATTAGGCTTACAGAATTTAATGATAAATATTGATAAGAAACAGCAGTTTTAGAGGATAAAAATGGCAAGAAGAGTTATTGATACAGGTGCAGTAGGCAACGACGGAACCGGTGATAGTATTAGAGAATCGTTTCAGAAGGTAAACGATAACTTTAGAGAACTGTACAGTTCATTGGGTCTTGGTGAACGTTTAACGTTTATTGGACTAAATGATTCACCTGCAACATATTTAGGTAATGAAGGCGCTGTTCTTGCAGTTAACTCCACAACAGATGCAGTAGTATTTAAAAATATTGTAGGTGGCGTTGGTGTTTCAGTCGACGATACAACTAATCCAAGCGAGATTAGTATTTCAACAGAATTTAGTGAAATTTCAGGTGACCAATCACCTCAGTTAGGTGGTAACCTGTCAGCAAGATCAGGTGGTAATCAATATAGAATTCAAGATTTAACAACACCTGTAAGCGATGACGAAGGCGCAAACAAAGGGTATGTAGATACAAAAATTTCTTTACGAGGTACAGAAGCAATTGATCCTGAGACAGGACAAACAAATGCATCTTTTGGTACAATGGGTGGTCCTCTTATTCTTTCAAGAGATCCAGAGCCTGAAGATGATACAACATATGATGGATTAATTGCAGCAACAAAACGTTATGTTGATAGTTCATCATTTGGTTCAAGTGTAAACTTGTATGTTGCAACTTCAGGACAAGATGAAAGACCAGGTGTATCACCGGAACTACAAGGTAGAGCACTTGCATATGCATACAAATCAATCGAAGCAGCATTAAAACGTGCAGAAGAAATTGTTCTAGATTCAGAAAAAGAAATTGGTCCTTATAAAAAGATTTTAACATTTAATGATGGCAGGGAAGATGTAACACTTTCACAAATTGATACTTCTCCAGATTCAGGTACAGGATTTGCTGGAGACGTTACTTTAAGTGTTGATACAATTACTATTAATACTGTAGGTGCAAACTATCTACCAGGTGATATTATTACACTCGATGGAGGAACTGGAAGTCCTGCAAAATACGAAGTACTAAGCACTGCTTCGACTCCAGGTGCTGTTGTTACCTTTAGACAAATTAGTTCAGGTAATTATTCTGTGTTGCCAGGTAGCTCAAATGTTGCTACAACATCTAATTCACAGTTTGGCGCTGGCGCAACATTTGATATAACATACAGAGTTGCTGGAGTAACAATTACTAACGGTGGTTCAGATTATAGTTTAGTATCAGTTAGAATTAACGGCGGCGGCGAAACAAATGGCGGTTTTGGTATTGCACAGGTAGTTGGTGGTGAAATTGTTTCTATAGAAATTACAGATCAAGGTGCAGGATTTACAACTATACCAAACGTTATTGCTGATCTTCCAAGGTTTTTATTAAGAACCGATGGACAAAGAACAGACTTTACGGGTGATGTTTTAACTGACACAGATGTTGCATTTAGAACACGAGATATTAGAGAAGGATTATATCTAAGAGGAGAAGACTCTGGTGCTCTTGCACAAATTTTAGGACATACAGGTGCTCTTGATTCTAATGGTAATGAAATTTTTGATGTTGATATCAAGTATGGTGACTTCCAAATTGGTGAAGTAATTGCATATGGTGATGTTAGTAATCAAATCAATATTACAATTAAGGTTGAAAGTGGTATTTACGAAGAACACTATCCATTAAAAGTTCCTCAAAACGTATCTATTGTTGGTGACGAATTTAGACGTTGTATTATCAGACCTAAACCAGGAACTTCAAGTTCTCCTTGGGCATTTCAAAAATTCAGACGTGACACTGTTATCGATGGAATGACTATCACTGATAGATTATATGGTTATCATTACTTACACGATACTGCAGAACCAGTATATCCTAAAATCGATAATCCAGGAAACTTTAAATCATCAGCAGAACTTTTAAGATTAAATAAAATCTTTATTCAAAACGAAGTAGTTGAATGGATTGATGATCAAATAGCAAATAGTATTGCTCCATTTGATCTAACTTTCCAATACAATAAAAACTTGTGTAAACGTGATGTTGGATTACTAGTTGATAGTATGATCTTCGATTTGAAATATGGTGGATATAATAGAACTATATCAGCAGCATTAAAATATTTCGAAAGTGCAAGTGCTAGAAAAGCAATTACAGATCAACTATCAGAAACTATTGCAGGTATTAATAGAATTAACTACCTAGCAAGTTTTGTTGTTAATAATGCAGAATTAGGGACAAGTTATCAAAACACATTCCCACAAATTATTGATACAGCATACACAAAAGAAACCGGAACTGAAGATGTATTTGATGATTTAATTACTGCTGTTATTGACGTAATTAGTAGTTCAGGTAGAGTAAACTATCCTCAAGAAAACCAATTCCTTGATGTGTTTTTGGCAAACGATGCTGTTCGTTGGCAAGGTATTACAATGCAAGGACACGGCGGATTTTCACTTGTACTTGATCCTGAAGGACAAATTCTTGCTAAATCACCGTATGCTCAAGAGTGTGCTTCTTTTAGTAGATCAACAAATAAACAAACATTTGCAGGTGGTATGTTCGTTGATGGATTCTCTGGTAACTTACAATTTGAACACTTAACATCAACTAGCGATACTAGACTAGGTGTTGGCGGATTAGATCGATTCCCTCAATTGCCTGCTTCATTTATTGTTGACGATGCTGTATTTAGAATCAACTATGTTAGAGACTTTGTATACAGTCCTAATGGTTCAACTGCAACATTTGTACTTGATGAAACAACTCCTTATACTAGAGCACCAGGATATCAAACACTTTCAGGAATAACAGTTGCAGATCCTGCCATCTTTACAAAAAATGATCACAGACTACAAGCAGGAGCAATCATTAGATTTAGATCTCAAGGTGGAACTTTACCAGCACCACTTGTAGCAGGAAGAGATTATTATGTCTTTGAAGACGGATTAACAAATAATACATTTCAAATTAAAGAAGATTTTGACGGAGACGTACCTTTAGAAATCACTACTGGCGGTTCTGGAACTATTCAATATTTGAGAATATATGAAGTACTGATGCCTGGTAACAGATCAATGCTTTCAAATGACTTTACACAAGTTGCTGATATGGGTTACGGACTTATGGCAACCAATGGTGGTTTAACAGAATCAGTTTCAATGTTTACATACTACTGTTATGCATCATACTACTCAATTAATGGTGCGCAGATACGTTCAGTTGGTGGTTCATCTGCACACGGTGTGTATGCTCTTGTTGCAGAAGGGTCTGATCCTTTAGAAGTACCAACTCCAGTAACATTGTTTAATGATCTTGCACAAAGAGTAGATGCATATGCTCCTACTCCTGCATTTGCTTCATCAGCAAACGGTTTATTTGTTTACGTAACGAATTATGATTATGTTCCTCTAAACAACTCAGAACTTGAAGTTGATCACGGTAACTTGATTTATAGATATCCAGTTACATCTGTATCAACTCAAGATTTGCCAGACGGAGTTGCAAGACTAAATTTAACGTCAGACGAAACTGGTAACTTTGATGGACTATTTGCTGCTATCCCAGATGGAACTAAGTTGTCACTGCGTTCTAATTCACAGGTTATCTTAACAGGTGATATTGTTAACGTTGCAACAAGACCATCTACAGGTTTAAAACTTGCAGAATCATCAAACGTCTATCGTGTACTACAGTTTGAAGACTATACAGACAGTAGAGGTAACTTCGAAGTAACATTTACAAGTGGTGCTATTACAACAATTAGAATGTTAGCAACAATTACTGATACAGATAGTACAAGTGACATTGCAACATTTGATAAACCTCACAGATTAAGAAGAGGTGATACATTTACACCACAATCTACTGCTGTTGGATTCAGTGTTGGTGTTACTTATTATGTAATTGATGTACCTAAATATGATCAAGCAATTTTTAGTACAGCACCAGGAGGTGTTACATTAGGATTAACTACTGGATCAAGTTTATCATTAAAAGGTATCATACCTCACAAACAACAGCGTAACTATATTTTTACATTTGAATCTACTGGAGATTTACCAGAAGGTATTCTTCCTGGAGTAAAATATTATGTTAAAGAAACAGGACTAACAGATACTACTTTCCAAATTGGTACAAGTGTTACTACAAACGCTATCGGTACTACTACAACAGGTACAGGAACTATTACTGCTAACGTAGAAGGTTTGGCTAAAACAACTCTTAGAGAAAACTACGACTACATTGATTTAACACTATATAAGCCAGGTGAAATTGTAGGAAGTACAGGCGCTGGCTTGACTTTCTCCGAAGGTCCAACTACTCCTGTAACAATTAGTATTGGTGCACCTGCTGTGTTTACAAGTGTAGGACACGGTCTAGTACAAGGTGATTGTATTGCTTTCCAGACTACAGATAAACTTCCAACAGGGATAAGCGAACAAAATCACTACTTTGTTTATAGTACACCAACAGCAGATACATTTACAGTAAGTTTAGAATGGCCTACATTGGCGGCTGCTGTACAACTTGAATCATTTACACCACAAGCAGGTACACACACTTATGCTAAAGTAAAAGGTGTTGCAGGCGACACTGAAGTTGCTGTTGTTCCAGTTGCTCCTGCAGATAGATCAAGAGTACCTGGTTCGAGAATGCTTTTTAAAGGTGAAGAATATGTTATTAACACTTATGAATCAGAAGACGATATAAATGTTAGACCATATGCAAGAATAACACTTAACAGACCTTTAGAAGATAGTCTTGTAGATTATGGTGGAACTTACACAATGAGAAGTGCAGTTCCAATTAGATCTACTGGATCAGATGGTAATCTAACTATTAGAATTTCGTTAACTCGTGTTACATCGCACGATTTACTTGACATTGGTACAGGATCATACGCCGACACTAACTATCCAAATGAAATTTACGGACCTCCAGTTAATGCAGTAAACGCTGCGACAGAGACAGAAGAAAGAGATGTGGGACGTGTGTTCTATGTAACTACTGACCAATTTGGTAACTTTAGAGTTGGACCTTACTTTAGTGTTGACCAAGGTACTGGTCAAGTTACATTCTCTGCAGCAATTGCATTAAGTAACTTGGATGGACTTGGATTTAAACGTGGTGTTCCAATTGCTGAATTCTCAACAGATTCGGGAATGAGCGATAACGCTGTTGATACTGTTCCAACAGAAAACGCAACAAGAGTTTATATTGAGAGACGTCTAGGTAAAACACATAACGGTTCAGCAGTTCCTCAAGGTAATTTAATACCGCCAATAAGTGGTGGCTTTATGGCACTAGATGGTGGCCTTCCTATGAAAGGTCCTATCGATATGGATGGTACTAATAAAGTTGTTAACTTAGCCGATCCGACAGATCCACAAGACGCAGTTAACTTAAGAAGTTTAACATTTGAAAACATTCAAAACTTTGGATTTGATGCTGTAAGTGCTAATCAGTTTATTGTGTTTACAGGTGTAGCACAAGAAGCGATTAACGTTAGCGTTGTTGGAGATATCGACTTTAACATTGATTCAACTGCAAATACTATTGATGCACAGATTAATCCAGACACAATTTTAAATGCTGATGTTAATAGTGCAGCAGGTATCGAACAAAGTAAATTGTTAATGCAACTTGCAGGTACAAGTGCAGCAGCACCGACAGGTACACAAGAAGATAAACAAGCAGCAAGTGGTGTTGTTAGTTTTGACGATGCACAATTTGTAGCAAGTAACGGTTGGATCACACTTAAAGATAACGGTACTCCAAGAGTCGCATTAGCACAAGTTACAGCAAGAAGTGTTATTGGTAATAATCAACTTACACTTGATAACGCAGCAGATGTTCCTTTTACAACTGTTGTAGATAATGGCGGCGGAGTTAAAAAATCACAATACGGAACAACTGGGTTCTTACGTAGAACAAATGCTATAAGCAATACTGATGACTTAGATTATACAGTTATTGAAGCAGTTGCAGCATACACAGGTTCAGGTGATAATAATACACTGATACAAAGAGATAGTAATGGTGATTTTGCTGCAAACAATGCAGACTTTAGTACACTTAAAATTGATACAAAAACTGCTATTGACACAGGTACTATTGCATCGGGTGGATTTATTAGACTTTACACCTATGGTGGTAATGGTGGTATTTACTTACAAGACGGTTCATTAGCAGCAGATAAAACTAACCAGTACTGGAATAACAAACACGAATTTAAAACACAAGATGGTTTGAACAATGCACCTATCGTTGCTAGTTCGGTGGAAACACTTGTTCTTACAACAGGTGGAAACACAACAACAGGACAGGTTACAGGTAGATGGTCACTTACAGGAACATCACCAAATGAATCAAGATTTGAAGCGACTTATGCTGCTGACCTTGCAGAATACTACGAAGGTGATAAAGAATACGAAGTTGGAACTGTACTAGTATTTGGTGGTGAAAAAGAAGTTACGACTACTACAGAACGTATGAGTAGAAAAGTAGCAGGTGTTGTTTCAGATAGGGCAGCATATGTAATGTACAGTGCGTGTCCAGGATTAAAAAATCTAGTTGCACTACAAGGTAGAGTTCCTGTTAAAGTTGCTGGTAAGATCGAAAAAGGTGACACTATAGTAACTTCTCATATTCCAGGAGTTGCTGTTGCAACAGACGATCCTAAAGCAGGAACAATTATTGGTAAAGCAATTGAAGCATATGATAGTGATCATATAGGAACAATTGAAGTAGCGGTAGGGAGATCATAATGGCATTTAGTAATAATATTAATCCAGGTAATCCACCGCTTAATTGGCAAAAAGTTAAAGAAGCGTTTGATGTTATTAATCAAAACTTTACACAGGTCGGCGCTGCAATTGCTCAATATAGAGAAGTTACTATTATCAACATTGATCAAAGTAATCCAGTAAAAATTACTACAGATGGTGACCACTTACTTACAGACGGTACACGAATAGTAATTAAAACAACAGGCGTATCACAACTTGATGGTAACGAATATTATGTGAAAACTGACAGTGTAGATGAAGTTTTACTTTATACCGACGAAGCATTAACTACAGCAGTTGATGGATCAGCACACGATGGTTATCCTTCCTCTGGTGGTACACTTCAAGGGTTTTCACCGTTTGCTAACCTAGACTTTGATGTATTTAGAAACAATATTATTCCTGCAGAAACAGGGAGATTTGATTTAGGTTCAGCAACTAAGCAATGGAGAGAAGTTCATATAGAACCAGGCAGTGAAGTTCCTGGTGCAGAAAATAATGGACTTTGGTTAGGAACTGCATTAATTAGAGGACAAGGGAATACAATCACTTTACCATTTGGTTCTACAATCTTTACAGAAGATGAAGATGCCGAACCTGTACCTATCCTTGATCCTAACAAAACATTTTTTAAAGAAGTACAAGTTGATAATGACCAAGTAGTTGTTGCAAGTAGTTTTGTAGACAGTCTTAACTTATTAAGCGGTACAGCAATTCAAATGACAGTAGATAGTAGTGCTGAAAGTATTACTATTGCTAACACAGGTGTAACACAACTTACAGGTAGTACCGGTATTAGTGTAAGTGCTAGTACAGGAAATATTACACTAAGTAACACAGGTGTTACAAGTATTGGTAACGGTAGCACATTACCATCAGGTCTTCCAGTAGGTTCAGGTATTTCAAGAGATAACACAACAGGTGTTGTTACATTTACGAACACTGGTGTTATTGATCTAGATGACGGATTTGGTATTACACTTTCAAGAGATGATGCAACTGGTATTGTTACTGTTACAAACAGTGCACCAGCAGTTAATACTTTTGGTACATTTGCAGTATCAGGACAAGCAGATGTAAGTCCAGATAACACAGCAGATACATTAGAGTTTATTCAAGGTTATGGTATTGTAATTACTACAGACGGTATCAATGATAGAATTACATTTACACTAGATCAAAATATCGATATTAACGGTTCAGTTTTTGCAGACGATTCAACACTATTAGTTGATGCTGTAATGGGTAGAATTGTTGCAGACGTTTATGCAGACGTTTACGGTAACGTAACAGGAAATGTAACTGGTAACGTAACTGGTGATACTACAGGTTATCATACAGGTGATGTAACAGGATCTGTATTTGCAGATGACTCAACACTACTAGTTGATGGTGTTACAGGTAAATTCTTTGGAGACATCGATAGCACAAATATTTCTACAAGCAACTTAACAGGCACCGGCGGTGCTGATAGTTTGAACATATATGCCGATGTCGTAGGACAAGTTTCTGTTAGTGATGGAAGTAAAAGAATATTTTTAACAGACACTGATAATGACTTATTTGAAATTGGTACTGCAACTTATGCACCAGACTTAAAAGTTTGGGGCAATGCACAAGTATTAGGAACCATTACAGGAAACGTAACAGGCTATCATACAGGTGATATGACTGGATCAGTATTTGCTGATGATTCAACTAAACTTGTAGATGCAGTAGAAGCAAAGATTGTTGGTCCAGTTGAATCGGATAATATTAGAGGATCATTTATAGGAACAGTATTTGCAGATGACTCTACAGTAATACTAGATGAATTAGGTAATTTGAGGTACTATCCTACTACGCCAGGTGACTGGAATGGAGATGCTCCAACAAGTGTAGGAGAAGCATTAGATAGATTAGCCACGCTGATCAAAACGTTGAACGGCGGAACAGGAGCGTAGGTAGATGGCAAAACTAACAGTAAACATTGGAACAAGTGCTAACGATAGAACAGGCGATAACCTACGCACAGCGTTTAACAAGATTAACACAAACTTTAACGAGTTATACACTGCACTAGGACTAGATGATAATAGTTTAAATTTAGGTGCATTTGAATTCACAGGTAGTGTAATGACTACCACAGACTCAAGTGCTATTACAATTGATCAACAGGTTACAGTTTCAAGTGATTTGAATGTAGGTGGCGATGTTGTTCCTAACACTGACCTAGGCAGCAGTCTAGGCAGCGCAACAAAGAGATTCAAAGATCTATACATCAGCAACAACACAATCTTCCTAGGCAACACTACACTAGGTGTTAGTGCAGGTGGCACTCTAGAAGTTGGTGGTTCAAGTGTATCTTCAGTAATAGATTATAACGACATACAAAACACACCTACAGTTCCTACACTAACAAGTGAACTTACAAACGACAGTGGATTTGTTACTGCTGCTGATACTTTTAATTTTAATATTACAGGTGATGACAGCACAGTAAGAACAGTTCAATCAGGCAGCACAATTGGAATTGTTGGCGCTACAGGTATTACCACAGCAAGTGATGCAGACGGTAATATTACTATTACTGGCACAGCACAAGATTTTGCATACAGTTCACTAACTGGTGCTCCAACTATTCCAACAGCAACAAGCGAACTTACAAACGATAGTGGATTCTTAACGAGTGCTGAAGTTGTATCTGATACAACTCCACAACTTGGTGGTGATTTAGAAACAAACGACAAAAATATTTACTTTGCAGATAGCCAAGAACACGATTGGGGAGCAGGAAACGCAGACAACACGTTATTCTTTGGTGCTGGTGGTGACTTGCGTATGTGGGTTCCTTTATATGGCTCAATAGCATATATGCAAACATTTAATAGTCACGCTCTTAGGTTACGCGGTGATAATGGAATACAATTTCAAGTAAGCGGCGGCTATGAACTGATAACTCTCGGCACTGATTTGAATGTGGATATTGGTAGAGCAGGCCAAACAATTACTTTAACTGGAAATGTTGACCACGGTTATGTTGTAGAAAATAATATACGAACAAGTGAAACTGGTAGTGGTAGTGACAAAACACTAGACACTGTTGATGAAACTGTTTATCTTGGTGCAAAATATGAAGTGATGTTTGTAACAGGAAGCGTTGTAAACTATGTAGAATTTTTTGCAAATTTAATTGAAGATGAAATAGTAGGTATAGGCCCAGAAGGCGGCATTGGTGTTATTAATGCAGGTGATTTATATGACTATACTAGTTTTGCAGTAGGCGGAACGTCGGGTGCTAAAACGGTGCTATGGCAAATTGCAGGTGGTGTATCAGGAACTGTTACAGCAACCGCTAAGGTTAAATACTATAAAGCATAGGAAAGCAAAATGGCAAATTTAAAAACAATTAACATAGGTAACTTAGCAAATGATGGATTAGGTGATGATCTAAGAACCGCGTTTGAAAAAGTTAATGCAAACTTTACTGATCTAAATGATGAACTAACGGTTAATGTTGTTAATGTAGGTCCATTTGTTTCTGGGTTGTTTAAAGAAAAAGTAGGAAATGAATTAAGATTTAAAAGTTTAGATGCAGGTAGAAAAATTACTTTTAATAATAAT